CCTGGCTCTTAATCACTACGTGAGACGCCCCCATAGTGGGGAAGGGTTTGTGCAGACCCTTAGGTCACTTCATCGAAGATAAAAAGCCGAGTGCTGTAGAAGCCAGGCCAAGACCTGGACCCACATACGGCATAATTCGATTATAAGCATTGGATATGAGGCCGGGCGAGGATTAGGATACAACTGAATCCATAAACTAGCGATTAGCTAGACCCCCATTATCCAAGCGAATAGCATTACTGTTAGTTCCACTAACAGCCTAGGTAGAACCTAGGTTTTGAAGGGCTGGTATTGCCTATTGTAATAGGAGCTAAGGTACCGAGGACCCGATTGGGGTACCTCGGAGACCACCACCCTGAATGTTTAGGCTGGACGCTACTTGGGCGAGTTAAGGTGTAGGCATCTATTTAATCATACTACGTTACGACGGATCTCCTGAGGGAGCATCCATTGTGTTGAAATAATCTAAACCAGTAGTAGGTTAGAATTCCCAATTAATATGGATCACTATTTTATATGACCCACCAGCGAGCCCAGAGTCAATAAGGAATACCATCCAATCATTGCCTCTGGATCCAGCCTCTCCAACAGTATAGAAAACAAGATCATTGGGATCTGATGGCTCATAGACCACACGACCTGGGTTGGTAGCGCTTGTTGTAATAGCGCCAGGTTAGTCTCGCAGGTCATCCCATGCCAAAGCTGTTGGTAAAGAAGTCAGTCCAGTCCCAGGGTAAGTCCCGTAAGTTAAAGTTCCTGTCTGGCTAGTAAGAGCCATGACCGGCATTATTGTGGCCTCAGCAGATACTACTCGATAGGGGAACCCTGCGACCGGCTTGCCAGAACCACCATTGAACGGGTTTGGCTAAGATGCTAAGGCAGTGCTAATTGTGCCATCTACAAATAGGGCGTTGTTGTAATACTACACAAGGTATATACCAGCGCCATATCCAGCAGTTGGATCAACAACTACAAGTAGATGACCTGAAGCATTGGCTGTCAAGGTTAGCGTGGATTGCCAATGACATGTAGCACTCCTTGCTTTGAAAGGACTAGGTATCCGAACATTACGAACCTCAGCTGGGTGACGGATACTTAATTCCCACTCTGCTAACTCTCTCGAATAGTTATAGAATGGAGTCCTCTCAACCACCTAGGATCGATTCTAACGTCTGTTACGTCGCCGTTGATATCTCACAGGTTATAAAGGTTATTGCATAACGACAACCTGGTTTTATTTTCTACGTCGGCCTGATCGACCCTTCTATCCCCGAACTGTCCGGGGCATACTAACAACAGCTGTAGAATTAAATCTAGCAGTGTTCTTGGTGTTCATTTTAATTTTACTTTCTGGAAGCCATACCTGAACATATGTATGGGCCCTAAAAAGGTGAATAGCCCCGTAGGGTCATTCGGCTATTTTAAGGTCTTTACTGATACAATCCGAGATCTTCTTCTTAGATTTGAGATCTAAGATAAGGGCTCGGGGCAAAACTAATGTTTGACCAATGGTGTCAAGCTTTCGTAGCTGACTAAAAATGGATATAATCTAACCGTCTGAGAGGTTATAAGCTTCCCTAAAATAGTCGAACATTAGGTTTGTTGTATCCTTCTCATTATCACGATCAGTGATTTTATTCTTAAACCAAGACTCCGTCATGGTCTTGGTACTGGGTTGCATGCCCTTAGACATGCGCAATCGTGCTTGGGACAATTCTTCCAGAAGGGGATTACCACGGCTACTGGCGTGAAGACACATAGCCAAGAGAGCACTATGCTTCTCAGGGTAATCCCAGAGGTCCATCTGCTACCCAATATAGGTCAGACCGTGGGTTAAGGCCTTCTACGGGTCTCTCATGAAGAGGCATTCCCCGTTACGAACCCTGAATATTATAGAGGCAAGGGTGAAAAAGGAGCCCTAGGGATTCAAGTTAATTGGGTCACAAAACCTCCCTAGAACATACTTGGTTCGATTCAAGCTAACGGAGGCGAGAAGTGCCTAATGGGTCTCGGTTATGTGAGGTTAATTCCATACCAATTAATCATCACCAGTTACACATAATCCGGATTCAGGTTAGGGTACTATCCAACCATGAACTCTTACAAAGGGAACGACTCTCAGATAGTAGTTAAGGTAACATATAATGGAGATCGTATTAAGCCAGGTTGTGCAAGGATCACCTGTCTATAACATCCCTAACTAACGCATTTTCCCTTTAATGCCATCAATGGAGAAGGTAGTTTTTGCCATTTAATTATAAATCATGGGCTTCCATTTATCAACTTAAGTGGGATGAATTCCAATTAAGGCAACGCGAATCTAGGGCCAAAGTTTATTAATAACCAAAGTGGTAATTATGTTTTTAAGTTGCCAGTGTTGTTAATAATCGTTGCTGGAAGCATCCATATCTATGGTTGGAGCTTTTATTTATGAGAAGAATTCAGCGTATTTCTCATCGGTCATTTTATATAAGAAACCAGGAACTAAAGAACTCAAAGCTTAAAGTATTAAGTTATTAATCCAGCACATGATTCCAAAGGTGTCGGCAGCGGGTGAAAATATTAAACGAGACCTACTAGGTTCCTTATCTAAGATCTCTGAAGTATTAGAAGTGACATAGGGTTCACCAGATTTTAAAAATAAAGTAAAACGTTTATAAGGCAAGACACTTGTCTAAGTAGATTATCTCTTAATAGCTATGGAATAACGCTGTTTCTTATTTGGGGGCCAATTAGTCTTGGTTTCCAGCCAAGAATCTAAGTCTATGGGTGGAATTTCAACTCCAGTTAAAAGAGTGTTAAGCATTGGAGTTATATACTCCTAGAATGACGCTAACTCCAACTCCTCGGGTTTATATGGATATTTAAACATACGAGTGGCCAGGCTTGCCAAGAAATTATTGGAACAGCGGTTGGACCATTCAAAGGGCTAAAGGGTGTTCTAAAACTCATCTATGAGCTTATAGCCAGTAAGTACTGGTTCACGCAAACCTTTTAATACAGCCAAGGATAATTCATCAGCTTTTGGGATCAATATATGTGGAGGAGTTATCTTGACTCGTATATCCTGGAATTTCTCGATGTTTATAGAAGATAAGGGTTTCACCCTAAAGTAGCCACCAGCACCTTACACGCCCGGTTGGACATTTGTAGTCCGTACTGTGGAAACTCGAACTGCTTAGTAATCGTACTTAGTATCCACTTCATGAGGTAAGTGACTGGCTTAGTAAGTTATGGCACTACGGGCTACTGGGGGGAAGAAAACTTTTCTGATGTTGGAGAACCAACCTCGGTTTCGCTTACGAGCAATAAAATGAGACGTAAACATCCAAGCGTGGATCCGACCCAATACATTCGGATTGGTTGACATCTCATAGTTAAAGGACCACTCGGCCAGGGTCCGGAATGAAGACTCTGGTGAAATCTGGTATTCCATAAGATATGGATCCGTGTGGCCATGGAGAATAAACTCTTTGGCATTTTACATGTAATATAACAAAGCTGGAAATGGTGCAAAATACTAATTTGTTACAATAGCTGCTTTCTGGGTAGCTGTTAGATTCAGCATAGTTGACTCCATTTGTCGGTAAATATATAGGGCATCTAACTCTACATAGACGCCATCAGCTGTAAAGCGAACCAGTTATAAATCCCGCGTCGAGGTTATCAAACCAATCCATTTGCATGGTTCATATTGGGGATAACTATAACTTAAAACGGCACCTTTAAAGGTCTGATTTGGGTGAACATAAACCCTACTATTCCCTTTTGCGTGTGCCACGATAAGGTTAGGTTCGATCCTAACGTTAAACTCGTCTGAAAATAAATTGAGCTAGCCAACTGAAGTACCGAACTCCATATGTATGGAACAAAACTTGGAATAAGGGTATGCCTCTTAGAGGTTCCCTAATTATGCAGGTTCCAAATAATACATACTATCAATCATAAGAAAGAGTATGGGTCTTTCTGATTCCTAAATGTATAAACGGAGGTGCTCATAAAAATAATTCCAAGTCGGAGGAATAATATCCAACTCATTCGGTTTGTTCATGGCTATATAAGAGCGATCGTAACTAGTCAGTGGGACCCGGACGCCATGATACTCAATGTCCGGACAATACTGATTCAGCATTTTTCGCATCTTATTGTACTTAGCTCCAAGATCGTAGACACAAGCCTTCTCAGGTAATTTAAAAAGGATATCAGCAGTGACATTGTCTACAATATAGCGACTTGCAGGGTGTTGGCAAGCCCTAGGATCCTTATCAGCCTCAATATCGATGCATGCCTGGAGTTCCGATTTCTTAGACAACAACCCCATACGAACCAAATGTTCGCGGATGTTGGGGCGAATGTACCTCTTAAAAGTTACAGGCATCCGAGTTCGTTTCAGGATTGGGGGCCGCTTCTCCTCAGACTCCTATGGCGTAGAAACGTCAATAGGCATGTCCGGAATTAGACAAGCCACCTCTTTTATTTACCATTCGGGCTCGGTTCCAATATGTGGGTATGCAGATCCAGTGAATTTCGGTTTCTTCTGGATAAATTGTGGATCCCTTTCTTGAGCTCTCTGGAGTTCCTCAGGTGTTACTATACAAACAACGTGAACTAGCTGGCTATTTGGGCTTAAAGCAACGGCAACGATATGCGCATCATTTGCCTATATACGCCCAAGGAAGTGCTCGTTGCACCATTCTGGAGCCCTTCGACAACCGTGTGGGTAATCACCAGACCCTTGTATCCACTAGGATACTAGGAAAGAGTAAAGCCAACAACCACCCATTGGGGCTGGGAAGGCATAACTTTTCAAGCTCTCAATCCATAGGATAGGGGCAACTGTGGTTGCCAGTGATAAGTTATAGGTAGACTTGTCATATGGCACAGGTTGACCAAATCTATTTTAATAAACGGCTGCAAGGTCACCTCGCTCGAAGCCAAGGGCCTAAAACTCACGTTCCTCGATAACTTAAATTCTGGGTATTTATAAAGAAGGGTATGTTATTAATTTCGGTAGAACCTACCAAGTCGTTGTTTCATTTACCCGGAAGCTCTTTCGGAGCCAATTAGCGAGGTCGGAGTCTCGATTAATAAGTGGAGGACTCAAATTAGGTAGGGGTTCTTTTCGGACTCCTTTCGTTTCCTAATTCTTAAAAAATTTTTGCTTCCTACTAAGCTTAGAGCCTCCTCCTGCTGAGAGCTGGTGGGTTTCGCAAAAGCATGATGCAACCCATCCATAAAGTCTCCAGCTAATCCTTTCAACAAGGAGCTTCCATGATTATTGCATCGTATAAAGGCGGTGAAGGGAAGTTATCTAGTCGAGGATAATAGTAGGCCAAGTTGGCCTCTTTAGGGCACATGACAAGGCTCGCCAACGCCATTACTTCCTCATCTAGGAGGATAGGGTCCAATACTCAGACCATAAGGCGT